ATTGCCATTGTTGCAGAGACCGAGTCTAAATATTTAACTAATATCTTAGATAAAAAAGACGTTCAGCAATTCAAGAAACTTATTCCCGAGTTAAAAGACACTTGGCGTAAGAAACAAATGTTTAGAACAGAAACCGAAATGAGGTTTTCTGTATTATCCGATAATAAATACCCTACACGAGCAGCTAAATATTGGCAATCGGTTCGAGAACAAAATACCCACTTTGAAAATTTAATGCACCTATCTTTTGACGCTAGAAAAAATGCAGTTGAAATTAAAAAAGTTGAGAAAAAAATAAAACAAGAAAAAGATCCTTTAGAAAAACAATTATTACAAATAGAACTAGAAGAAAAAGTTTATAATCAAGCAAGTATGGAATTAGTTGCAAAACATAGAATGAGAGAAGTAGCAACTTGGTCTAAACTTAAATTAGAATTTGATGATGGAAATTTTGATAAAGAAGATGTTAATAAACACCAAGCTCACTCTTATTTACTAAGACTTCAAGAACAAAAGAAAACACTAACACCAGGTTCTTCTCAACCAGAAGTATTTAATGTTCTAGGTCAATTAGAATCATTAGAAAGAGTTATAAGGGATAGAGAACTTGAGCCACCAAAAGAAAAAAAGAAAATTAAAAGATAAAAAAATATTTTTTCTTGCTGGATTTCCTCGAGCAGGGAATACTGTACTAACTTCTATATTAAATCAAAACCCTGATATTTGTTGTACTCCTAATTCTGTTACTCTTGAAATATATAAAAATCTTTTTCTTTTAAAAGAAACGGAAGTATTCTTAAATTATCCTGATCATCAATCTTTAGATAATGTTTTAAACAATGTTTTAAATAATTATTATAAAAATTGGCATTATAAATATATTATAGATCGAGGACCTGCAGGAACTCCAGGTAATTTAAAACTTCTTAAAAAACATTTTAAACAGCCTATTAAAATTATATTTTTAGTTAGACCTATTTTAGAGGTGCTGGCTTCATGGATAGATTGGGCCAATAGAACACCAGATAGTTTTATTCGTAAAATGGGAAATCCTACAGAAGCATGTCATAAGTTAATGCAACAAGATAGTTTAATTATGAAAGAAATGAGATGCATGGAAAATCTTCTTAAGCCTGAAAACAAACACCATGTTCATTTTGTAGATTATGATGAAATTGTGTTTAAGCCGCAAGAGACTATTAACGGTATATATAAATTTTTAAAAATTCCTAAATTTAAACATAGGTTTATTAATTTAGATCAAGTTACAGTTAATGGTTTATCTTATAATGATACAATAATAGGCAAGAATATGCACACCATAAAGACTGAAGGTTTGACAAAAACCAAAAGAGATATTAAAAGTATATTATCGAAAGAAATTATAAAGACATATGGAAAAATTAAATTTGTGTAATGTATTGATATTTGGATTACCTGGTTCAGGTAAAACTACTTTTGCCCATAAATTACGTTTTAATAAAAACTGCTGCTATTTTAACGGTGATGAAATAAGATCTATGTTTAATGAATGGGAATTTAAAGAAATAGATAGAACTAATCAAGCAATTAGAATGCAACGTTTATGTGAAATAAGTTTAAAAAATTGTATTGTAGATTTTATTTGTCCTTTTGAATCTTTTAGAACTTATTACAATATAACTGTATGGATGAATACAGTTAAAAAATGTAAATATGCAGACACAAATCAAATTTTTGAAAAACCAGAAAAAGTTGATTATGAAATTAATAATTTTAATTATGATAAAATTGTAAAGGAAATACGTAATGGATTTTAATTTTGTTTATCTGGGTCAAACGGTTTTAAGGTATAAAGTACCAGAAGATGTTTTTAATTGTCTCACAACTATCTACGAAAAAAGAAAAAAAGAACTTCCCAAAGCTAATAAACAACTTGTAGGTAAAATTCAAGATGAGGTTTCTTTACATTATTCAGGACAAGATTCAGAAAAAATGCATCCCCATAGTTTTTTACCCAAAGAAATACATGGATGGTTTTACTCTATATTTAAACATTATTTAGATTGGAATAAAACCCGTGATTATAGTATGAAAATTAATTCTGTTTGGGTTAATGAAATGAAAGCTCACGAATACAATCCAGTACATATTCATCAAGGAATGTTATATACAGGCCTATCTTCTGTCATGATCATGAAATTACCAAAAGAATATGGTAAAGAATATTCGGCTCCTGAAAAACCTATGAATGGAAAACTACAAATTATAGGATCAGCTGGAGGTCAATTTTCTAAAACAGATTATTCTCCAGATATTATGGAACGAGATTTTTATATCTTTCCTTATGACATGAGACATTGCGTTTATCCTTTTAATGGAACCAAAGAAAAAAGAAGAACTTTAGTTTGTAATGTAGATGTGGACTATAATCCAGTCTCTACAAGAGCAGCACAATCATACGGAAAGTATAGAGTATGACACCTTATATGCCAAAATGGCAATCTTATATCGCTACAACAACAGAACCTATGTTTACACCAGAACAATGTAGATTAATTATTCAGGCAGGACATAGAGAAAAAGCAGAACAAGCTAAGGTAGGAGGAGGAGGTAAAAGTGGAAAACATGATACAAAGAAACGAGTTACAACTATATCTTGGATACCTTTTGATAAACTGCCACAAATGTATAAAGTTATAGAGAGACAAATATCTATTGTTAATTTAAACCATATGATGTTTGAAGGTGTGCAAATAACAGAACCTGCTCAATTTACGGAATATCCTAAAGGTGGATTTTATGATTGGCATATGGATTTGAATCCTTTTGGTCAATCAGGTGAACACCCTATTCGTAAAATATCTATGACTTGTTTACTGTCCGATCCATCAGAATTTAAAGGTGGGGATTTAGTTTTTGAAGACGGTCAAACTAATACCGTTAAATTACAACAAGGACAGGCTATTTTTTTTGCTTCTTTTATGAGACACAGAGTAGAACCTATTAAAAAAGGAATTAGAAGATCTCTTGTTATGTGGTTTGGCGGGCCACCTTTTAAATGAACCGAGAAATATTATTTCCTACACCTTTCTATTGGAAAGATATACCTAATGCTAAAGAATTAAATCAGTATTTATTTAAACACATTAAAGCTTGGTATAAACAAGATATTAAAAAAGGAAGACCTACCGGAGAATTTAAAACTAATTCAGGTTTTGGCTGGCATAGTTCAACTGACATGAATGATAAAAAAGAATATCAACCTTTAATTAAAGAATTATTTATGATGGCTGAATATTGTAATAGAGATTATGGTGTTAAACCTAAATTAGGATTAGGTAATATGTGGGCCAATGTAAGTCCTGCTTATAGTTATAATAAAACTCATACACATCCTAATTCATTATGGTCAGGAGTATATTATGTTAAAGTACCTAAAAACTCTGGTAAGTTATTTTTAGAAGATCCAAGACCAGGACCCAACACTTATATGCCAAAACGTATGGACAAGCTACCTAAAGAACTATGGAGAGTTGTAGCTTATGATGCCGTTGAAGGTAGAATGATATTTTTTCCATCATGGCAGCCTCATGGTGTTGATCTTAATATGAACACAGAAAAAGGAGAAAAGAACTGGAGAGTTTCTGTTTCTTTTAATTTTATACAAATCCCTGAATGAGTTTTAAAAAAAATAAATACCAAGTTATTAGAAACGCAGTTTCTAAAGATATATGTGATATTGCTTATCGATATTTACAAATATCCGCAGAAGCAGATTATTGGCTATTAAAAAATAATATAACACATGAAGCAAATATATTTATAGGCAACTTTAAAGATCGACAAGTTCCTAATTCATATGCTAAATATGCCGATCGTTTAATGGAAACATTACTTATTAAAACAATTCCTGTAATGGAAAAGAAAACAGGTCTTAAACTAGTTCCTACTTATTCTTATTGTAGACTGTATAAAAAAGGTAATATCTTAAAAAGACATAAAGATAGACCCAGCTGTGAAATATCTACAACACTTTGTTTAGGCGGCGATCCTTGGCCTATATTTATTGATCCAACAGGATCTAATAATGTTATAAATGAATATAAGAATATACATAAACCTAATGCTCCAAAAGGCATTAAATATCTATTGAAACCAGGGGATATGATTATATACTCTGGCTGTGAATTAGAGCATTGGAGAGAGCCTTTTAAAGGCAATCTTTGTGGTCAAGTATTTCTTCATTATAATCATGCAAATGGACCCTTTGCAAAGACTAATTTATTTGATAAAAGACCTCTATTGGGTATTCCCAAAACTCGTTGATTCTCAACGCATTCTAATATAATCTAATAAAGAAATTGTTATGTTACAAAAATTAAGATTTGCACCAGGATTCAATAAACAAGTAACCGCTACAGGTGGCGAAGGCCAATGGGTTAGTGGAGACTATGTTAGATTTCGTTATGGATCACCTGAAAAAGTAGGGGGTTGGGCTCAATTAGGAGATAATACACTTACAGGTAGAAATACAGCTTTACATCATTTTGTTAATGCTAGTGGTATTAAATATGCCGCTTTAGGAACAAATAGAATGCTGTATGTCTATTCTGGTGGAGCTTTTTATGATATAACTCCACTCAAAAGTACAACAACTTTAACCAGTGCCTTTACAACAACAAATGGATCAACAACTGTTACGATCACGTTTTCATCTGATCACAACATTACTAAAGGGGATATTATTTTTTGTGATAATTTTACCGCTATTACCAATTCTAATTACAGTTCTAGTGATTTTGATGATACGAATTTTATGGTTACTTCCGTCCCTACCAGTTCAACCATTACAGTCACAATGGGATCAGCAGAATCAGGATCAGGAGCTTCCACATCTGGAGGCATAAGAGTTAAACATTATTATTCAATTGGTCCCGCTGTTGAAGAATCAGCAGCCGGTTGGGGATTAGGGTTATGGAGTGGTACAGTTGCAGGAGAAATTACTTCTACTTTAGATGGTGCTTTAACATCTTCTTCAACAAGTATTGTTGTGGATGATTCAAATGGATTCCCTGCTACAGGAACCGTATTAATAGATAGTGAAAGAATTGCTTATACCTCAAACACAACAGGTACAGGAACTTTATCGGGATTAACTAGAGGGTCAGATAACACAACTGCAGCCTCACACTCTGATGAAGCAACTGTAACCAATGCATCAGATTATACAAAATGGGGTGCTTCTCAAACAGGTGATATTATTACAGCACCTGGTCTCTGGCACCTTGATAACTTTGGAAATAAATTAATTGCAACGATTGTAGATGGATCAACTTTTGAATGGGATTCAGATGCAAGTGGAGCTACATCAACACGAGCAACGGTTATATCTGGAGCTCCAACAGCGACAAGACAAACTTTAGTATCTACACCAGATAGACACTTAATTTGTTTTGGAACAGAAACTACAATTGGTACAACGTCAACACAAGATGACATGTATATTAGATGGTCTGATCAAGAATCATTAACATCTTGGACTCCAACAGCAACAAATACAGCAGGTACACAGAGACTTGCAGATGGTACTAGAATTGTAGGAGCTATTAGAGGTAGAGATGCAACTTATATTTGGACAGATACATCTCTCTTTATCATGAGATTTGTGGGTGCGCCTTTTACTTTCTCATTCCAACAAGTTGGAACAAACTGTGGATTAATTGGTAAGAACGCAGCTGTTGAAGTAGACGGAGCTGCGTACTGGATGTCTGAAAATGGTTTTTTTAGATACACTGGTAAACTAGAATCTTTAGCGTGCTTAGTAGAAGACTATGTTTATGATGACATTAATACAGTACCTAAGAATCATATCTATGCAGGATTAAATAACTTATTTGGTGAAGTCACTTGGTTTTATCCAGGTAGTGGCGCTGCATCTAATAATAGATCGGTTACTTATAATTATATGGATTCATCAAGTGAGAGACAAATTTGGACAACAAGTTCTCTAGCAAGATCTACATGGTCAGATTCACATATTTTTGGTAAACCTCATGGAACGGAGTATGATTCATCAGCATCAAGTGATGCTACTGTAG